CGCTGATTGAAATAGTCGCCCGCTCGATGTGCCCTTGAAAGATCCACCGCGCCCCGTCGGGTGAACCGAGCGTGTCTGCGAACGTCTCCAAGAGATGCACCCGCACGCCACGGAGCACGTAGTCCTTTGCAAGAGAGGTGAACGTTCCGCTCACGTTGTCGAGCCTCACGTTGACTGTGCCGATCTCATTGTCCGTGCTCGCCGCCACCTGGTCATAAGAAAGGGCGCAGGCGGTGTACAGTTGCGATGAGTCGCTTTCGTCGAAAAAAGTCACGTCCGATTGCGCGTTGGTCAGATAAAGGCTGACCTTGACCGATGGATTGTTGAGCGCGGGAATGTCGATAGCCCGCACCAATAAAATCGGGGAGACTTCCGAACTGGAAGCCTCCCCGATGTAGATTGCGCCTGCCCTGCTCATTTACAAAACCTCCTCGAATCGGACGGTGAAAATCCCGTTCAGCTTGAACTCCGTCTCGATGTCGAGATTGTCGTCCGCGAATCTGACCGTCTTTGACGTTCCGCTCCAAGGATCCACCCACGTGAACGACTCGAAGGAACCCTTACGGTCGATGAAGAAATTCCGGATTGCCGTCATTTCCGCCCATGTCGTCTTGAATTCCAGCGTCCAAACGGTCGGGAGCGCTCCGCGATACTTTTTCTGAACCTTCCCGCTCTCAAACTCCGTAGTGAGCACATTGAATCGGTGTTCAATCTTCGGCTCGTAGAACGGAACCCACGTGAAGGAAGCCATTAGACCGCCCCCCTTATGGCGCTCCGAACGGCCCCGTTGCGCATGATGTTTTCCACTACGACGGATTCAACAACTGCCTTGTTTGATCTCATGGCCTGTGCGAAGGATTGCGGCTCGATGGCGTTGATGTGGACGGTGATATAAGTTGTTCCGCCGCCGCCCTCGACGCCGAGTTTTCCGTCCGAGCCTCGTTTCAGCGGCATTACCGCTTCCGGCCCGGCTTCGCCCATCAAGCCCATCCCGCGAGCCATTGGGAAGATCGTCGGTTTGGTAACGATTCCACCTTTCGCAAACGGGATGACGCGCCCGCCTTGGAAGGCTGCTCCGTCCGCGAACAGACCGCCGATAAGTTTTCCGATGAGCTTTTGTAGCACGCTCCCAGCTATGGACTTGGCGATATTTCGCAGCGCGTCCCCCAAGTCCTGAGCGTTGACTATCGCCTGCGCAAGTCCTTGTGAGAGTTCGTTCGCCCAGAGCTTTGCACTGATGCCGAACTCGTCAGAGGTTTTCTTTGTGTTCTTTTGCGCGTTGTTCACCTGCGCCACGACAGCGGGAAGCGCGGAGTATTTGTCGAGTAATTCCTGTACCGCAGCATTCCATTCCTTCTGAGAAAGAACGCCTTTTTCCAACTGCTCGTTGAGCGTGGTCATTTGTGTTGAGGCTATCTGCGAGGCGACAGACTGCATTGACGCGAACGTGGATTTCATCTCCTCCGTCCAGTTCGACCACTTGGAGAGGTCGAGGAACCCGCCGGAATCCGCAGCGAGTTTCGCTTTCAGACTGTCGAAGCTCCGGGAGAGCATGTCGAAGTAGTTTTCATCCGTCATTAAGCCCTGCTGATTCGCCCACGACATTTCAGCCCAGAACTTCCGCACCCCCTGCCGCGCCGCTTCCAAGGCTTCCGCCTGTTGGCGTTCCTTCTCCGCAAGGCGCTCCATCGCGGCGGCGGTCAATTCCCCGACTTCCCGAGCGGATTCAAGCCGCTTTTCTGCTTCGCTTTCCGAGATGTTGAGCGCGGAAGCCAACTTTTGTGCCAGTTCCGAGTACACGGTTGCGGCTTCTTTCCCTGCCGCAGTGAGCTTCTTTACAGCCGCGTCCGCTTCCGGTAATCCCTGGAAGGGGGATAGCGTCAATCCTTCTTCGGTCGCGCCCGGTGCGGGTGTTGCTCCGGGCGTTTCCGTTCGTTGCGTGTATCCCTTCATGTCGATCTGCTGCTGCATCCTCTTTCGAGCTTCCGCGAGCAGTTCGTCAACGATGGAATCCAGCTCTTTAAAATCAGGAGCGGTGACCGGATACTTTCCATGCCGCTCACGGTAGATTTCCCCGGCCATTTCGCGGTATCTCTGCCGGTTCATTACCTGTTCGGGAGTCATCCCTGTTGCTCTTTTTTGTATCTCCGATGTTTTGCTCATCATGTCGTTGAGTGATTTGAAGGCTTCAACGATTGCCCAGACTGCGGCGGCGGTCGCTATGAGTGGAGCCGCCGGACCTGTAGCAAAAGCGAGTAATGCTGTCCCGAGTGTGCGGACGGAATTGAGGGTCGCTGATATTGCAATCAGGAGAGGTCCAATGGCGGCTGTGATCGCGGCGAGTTTGATCGTGGTGTCCTGTGCTTCCGGCGATAGGTCGGAAAAGACCTTCACCACGTCGCGGGTTTTTTCTGTGAGTTTCAGCAAATGCGGTGTCAGCTTGTCGCCTATCTCTTTGCCGGTTGCCGACATTTGATTCCGCATCATTTGCAGCTTCGAGCCTGTAGTGTCGTAAATGATGGCTGTTTTTTCAGTGAGAGCGCTGTTTCTCTCCCATTCATCACGCGCAAGGGCAAGGGAGTTTTTCAAAACGTCGCTTGCCCCGGCGGACCGAAGTAAAGCGTCTCTGACACGAACTTCGGAAATTCCCATCTTGTCGAGCACTTCAATAGCGGATGTTCCAGTACCTTCAAGAGACGCCAGACCTTGAATAAACCTGACCATAGCATCGGCGGCGTTCTGCTCGAAAGCAGCTTTGAATTCCTCCGCGCTCATGCGGGCAACAGCGGCGAAGTTCTTCAAGTCCTGTCCGCCCTTGACCGTTGCGAGCTTCATTTCGATCATGACGCGGGAAAGAGCTGTACCGCCCATTTGCGCCTCTATTCCGACGCTTGCCAGCGCTCCGGCGAAGGCCATTATTTCAGCTTCCGTCATGCCTATTTGCGCACCCGCACCGGCGATGCGCTGCCCCATCTCAACTACGTCCCTTTCAGTCGTGGCGAGAGAGTTTCCGAGAGCAACAATAGTTGACGCGAGCCTGTCAAAGTCCTTTTGACTCATCCGCGTAACATTGGCAAACTGCGCAAGCGCGGCGGCTCCATCGGCGGAATTCAAATTCGACGTTTCTCCGAGTTGTACCATCGCCTTCGAGAATGAGAGGATGTTATCCCGCTGGATACCAAGCTGACCGGCTGCCTGCGCAACCTCTGCTATAGCAACGGCGCTTGACGGCATCTTTTGCGACATGTCCATGATGCCCTTTTCAAGGGCTTTCATTTCAGCTTCGGTGCCTGATACTGTTTTCCTCACACGAGCAAACGCTGTTTCTATCTGTATGGATTCTCGCATCGCGAGCGCACCGATGCCGACAAGGGGAGCGGTGAAGGCTCTGGACATGGTTCTTCCGACCTTCTCCATGTTCGCGGACAATTTGCCCATCTTGTACTCGATACGCTTCCATCCGCGCTCAAGATTCGTGATGTCGGCCCCGAAGAAATACGTGATTTTCTTAGCCATTCTTTACCCCCCTTTTAGCCCGGATGCGCCGCTTTTGATATTCGTGGTACTCGTTCTTGTCCATAATCCTACCGTCCACCCAATAGCCGGAGAGGTCTTCCACTCTGAGAGGCCGCTTCAAGTTGCCGCTGCCGTTGAGTATCCATGCGGCATGCTGAGCTCGTTTCTGCGTCTCCAAGAACTCCGAGTATCGCCACGCATACGCGAGGTCTTCAACCTCTCCCCAAGTCAGCCGCCATACATCTTCGTGAGAAAGTCGCAGCGGACCGAGAGCAACGAGCTTCATTTCCTCGCACGTCGCTTCCCAGTCCGCCGCCGTTAGTTTTTTCCTTCCGACTCCTCGTCGTCTTTCAGCCCGAAGGACCGCCGGAAGGCCGATATCAGCTTTTCAGTTGCCTCGCCTATGAGCGCCACATACCGCCCTTCTTCGGCGTCGCAGAAGTCGCCGACCTCTTCAATCGTCAGGTCGCGGTTCTGCCAGAGCAACCCGGCCCAGATGAGCGAAAGTCCAAAGCCCACATCTCGCGGGTCGAATCCCTCTGTAAAAATGTCTCCCGGCGTGCGCCCCGTCGCCCTCAAAAGCTCCCGTATCGCGTTTATTCCGTATCTGATTTCAGTCTTCATGCAGGGTCAAGCTCCAATTCCCCGTCGCCCTGGACGGATATGGACACGCCGACCGCGTCCTCGGTCGCCCCGGAAGGGCTCCACGAAGTAATGCTCCCCGTCCCAACGTATACGGCGGGCTCGTCCTGCAATACGCATGTCGCCGCCTCGCCGCCGGTGAGGAAGGACTGGATGTTCATTTCAGCGACTACTCCGGTCGGGAAGGCGACGATTACCACTCCCGCACCCGCCGCCACAATGATTCCCGGCTCGTCGTATGCCGTTCTGAGAGCGGTCTGTATTGCGGCAATATCGGCGTCATGATCAAGTACGGTCGTGAAAATACTGACGCCGTCTCCGAGCGTAAACGTGCCTCCGGTCGCCCCTCCGAGATCGAGCACATACACTTCGTCCTCTCCGAAGGGGAGAAAAGTGAATTCGCACGGCGTGCCGGAGAGAGCACGGTTGACAAGCTCCTCCTGTCCGGGGTCTGTCGGGTCGTAGAAGAGATCCATGGAAGCGGTCCACCCGGCTTGACCAACGAGGTATTTCTTCCAGTCGGTTGAAAGGGTAGAAACGTCGATTGTTCCGAGCGATGTCTCCACCGAGAAGGAACGGACCTCTCCGATCGGCGTCTTCGTCCCCAGAATGTCGAACTTGATGATAGCTTTCTTTGCCGCTAAAGCTCCCATTCAGCCCACCCCCTAAGAGGCGTTGGCAGCGAGCGCGAGTTCTCCGGTGCCCTGGAAGCTGAAAGATACCCCTACCGCGTCTTCCGTTGCTCCGGTAATCGACATGCTCGTGACGTAGCACGTGCCGGAGAGCTGAGTCTTTCCCGATCCCGCCCCGAGAGGCTGTACGGTGATGGTACAGATCGTGCCCGCCCGCGCCTTGCTCACAAGGTCGGCCTGCGCCGCGTCCGTGGGATCATAGAAACATTCCAGCGATCCGCTCCATCCCGCCTGTCCGACAAGGTACTTTTTCCAGTCCGTGGAAAGAGTGCTGACGTCGATCGTCCCGAGAGAGGTTTCAATGGAAAAACTCCTTACCTCTCCGAGATCGGTAGGCGTCGCCCCCACCGTCAATTTCAGAACGCTTACTTTCGATGCAGTTGCGCTCATTAAATTACCTCCTTGAATTCAAAAAAAATGCCCCTCCGAAGAGGGGCTTATCTGTCGTAGCCTTTGAGTGTCAGCACGCCGTGGTACCAGCCGGAAGGGTCTTGAATAACGGTCAACTCCTCCGCAAACCAGCCGGGAGGTATAACCGGGCTTATCAGGTCCGCTATTTCGAGCACTTCTTTCCGGCCCTGATAGCTGCTCCAAATGTGAATATCCGCGTACCATGCCCGCTCGTTGTCCGAGAGCAAACGACCGCGCAAACTTTGAAGCTGTCCGATGGCGATATACGGCCCTGCGGTGTTTTCCGGTACCACGTCGTACACGCCTTTGATTTTCGCCATGAGCGCGGTCGAGCCTGTGAGCATTGTGTACAGGTTCTGTGCAACGGATAGCTGCGTCATATCGGCCGACCTCTAAGCGCGGCAAACATGACCTCAGTCAATCGCCGTTGGGTTTCTTCGTCATGCGCCCGAGCCGCCGGGAAAAGAAAGGGTTGCGCCGTTTGTTTCTTCGTTCCGAACTCTACAAACTGCGCATAGTACGTATCGTTTCCGCCGACCTTGCCGCCAGCCGATACCCACGCGGTCAGTTTTTTCTTTGAGACTCCATGACGAATACTTGCGAGCAGCGCCATAGTCGCGCCGATCGGCACGCGCTCCTGAGCGTCGTACTTGATCTTCTCAGCCTGCTCCTTAAGCACCTTTCGGGCAGCGTCCTGAACGTCTATCGCCGCTTTTCGAAGATCGCGTATCAATTCTTCCGTGCCCTGCACGTGGACAGTGATCATCTATTCCACCTCCGGCACGCAGTCGAGAAATGTCCACTGCCTTTTGGCGTCGTACCGCACGCCTTTGACTTCCAGCCTGTCGCCGAGATGCTTTACAATGTCGTTGATCGCCGGGAGCGCGCTGTACCTGATTGCGACTTCGTGCGTCCTAATCTCTGCGTCCTGTTGCGCTACAACTCCCGTTTTCGAGCGCGGTGTCAGCACTTGCGCCCAAACGGTCAGGAGGGTGGATTCTGTTTCGCTCCACCCTCCCATGCCGTCGGTCGTCCTCGTTTTACGCACTACCTCTATTCGGTCCCGGAGATCCCCGGCGTTCATAGCGGGACCTCCCGGAGCGGATAAAGAATCTCCTTGACTCCAAAGGGTATCTCCGGCGTCGCCCGTCCGCTGATGCTGGTGCTCTTACCGACGAAAACACCCTCGCGCAACTCGTACCACGCGCCGATCAACAGCAGCATCGCCTGTTTGAACTGTCGCGGGACATTTCCGCCGTAATCCGTGATAGTGACCGTCTCCGTTTCGCCCTCTTCGCCGTCCTCGACAGGGACCTCGGTTTCAGTTACAACAGGCTCATACCCGGTAACATAGGTAATTGCGATGCTGTCCGGTCCGCGAAGCTGTTCCGAAGGCCACGTCTGCCCGTAGTCGAGTGATATTTCCCCGCCGGGAGTCAGCCAATAGACTGTTTCCGCTACGGTCTGCTCGGTGCCAGTCTTGTCAAGGTACTTCACGGAACTTATCTCCTGCACCGGGCCCCCATGGAGACGAAGCGGCGCATAAGGCCAGCTTGAGAGCGTGATTTGCCGCGTCTGTTCAACAAGGCTTTTCCCTGTGTACGACTCCACCCACTCCCGGGCCGCCGTGATGAGTGCGGTAATGAGCGTGTCGTCCGTGCTGTGGTCTACGCGGAGATGGAGCTTCGCCTCCGCGCTGGAGAGAGGTTCCGCCGCCGGAGGGGTAATAACTTTCAGCTC